GTCTAAAGCATACTATGTAGATGCACTCAATCGTAGATCAAAATATATTTGGTGGGCAGATCATAATGCAAAAGGAGATGCATTAACCACAGCTGGAGCAGCAGTTTCCGCATGGGGAACAACTGCAGCCGCAAGTATAGTATATGGGTCTTCAGGAGCAGCAGGGTCTTTAATTTCAACCACAAGTCTTTCTGGTGGAGTTGATGGAACAGATGTTTCAGATGGAGACAAGATTGCTGGTTTACAAAAGTTTAAAAACACAGAAGAAGTAGAAATAGGACTTCTTATGGCCGGACAAGCTTCTCAAACAGTCGCACTTGAATGTATTTCAATCGCAGAAATGAGAAAAGATTGTGTTGCTTTCATTTCACCAGAACAAGCTGATGTGGTGAACAATGAAGGAAGTGAAGTTGATGCAGTTATAGATTATAGAAATGGACTTGGAACTACATCTTATGCAACTCTTGACAGCGGATACAAATATCAATATGACCGATATAATGATGTATATCGTTATATTCCATTAAATGGTGATATTGCTGGTATTGCAGCTGCTACAGAAGCAAACAGAGATGCTTGGTTCTCTCCCGCTGGATTTACTAGGGGAGCAGTACGAAATGTAATAAAATTACCTTTCAATCCAAGACAATCACAGAGAGATATGCTTTATAAAAATGGTATCAATCCAGTTGTCACATTCATGGGAGAAGGAACTATACTTTTCGGAGATAAAACTCTTCTTGCTAAACCAAGTGCATTTGATAGAATCAATATTAGAAGGTTGTTCATCATTCTTGAAAAAGCAATTTCAAGATTTGCAAGAGCCTCTTTGTTTGAATTCAACGATGCGTTCACAAGAGCTCAATTTGTTGGAGCAGTAGAACCTTTCTTGAGAGGTGTACAAGGAAGAGATGGTATAACAGACTTTGTTGTTGTTTGTGATGATAGCAACAATACTGGTGATGTCATTGACAGAAATGAATTTGTCGGAGACATCTATGTTAAACCAAATCGTGCAATTAACTTCATTCAGTTAAATTTTGTAGCTGTAAGAAGTGGAGTTGACTTTTCGGAAATTACAGGATAGTAGTATAAATACTTAAATACTAATATTATTCAAAGGATGGGGGAAGACGATGGCATGCGAAGGCAGCACTTGTAAAAAAGACTTCCCCATCACATCTTAAATCTAAGTCATCGGCGGAGAAAATTATATGTCATTTTCAATTGGAGATTTTAGAAGTAAAGGGTTAGCCGATGGTGGCGCAAGACCTAATTTATTTCAAGTACAGATTCATAGTGCACCAGTAACTTTTCCTAGTAATAACGCACAAGGTGGATTTGCATTTTCTTGTAAGATCGCAGCAATACCAGCTTCTAATATTGCAGCTTTTGATGTACCTTATTTTGGAAGAAATGTTAAAGTTGTTGGTAACAGAACTTTTGATAATCTTTCAATGACCATAATTAATGATGAAGCTATGGAAATTAGGAATGCCGTAGAAAATTGGATGGCTGCTATGAATACTCATGTATCAAACGTACAAAAACTGGCGACAGCTGGAAGTTCGATCTCAGGAGCTAATTTTACTGTACAACATTTTGCAAAAAGTGGAGAAGAACTCGGAGTGCCTTGGACTTTCGTTAATGCTTTTCCTGTTGCATTAGGAGAAATCGGACTTGATTGGGGTTCTAATGATGCAATTGAAGAGTTCACAGTAGAGTGGGCCTATGATTATTGGACTCATGGTGCCAATACTGAGGGGTAATAAATATAATTAGAACAAGTTTCCACCACACTAGGGGCATGGGGGCTATCTCAAGTCCCTAACACCTTCTAGGAGTTTATGAATGGCTATTGAATTATTTGGTTTTACTATAGGAAGAGCCCAAAAAGAAAAGGAACAACAAGAAAAAGTCTCCTTTACTCTTCCGCAACATGATGATGGTGCTCTTGATATTGCAGGAACGCCTGGAGCAGCATATGCTACCTACCTTGACATGGAGGGTGCCGCGAAAAATGAGATGGATCTCATTAATCGGTATCGTCAAATGTCACTCTATCCCGAAGCAGAATTAGCAGTTGATGATATAATCAATGAAGCGATCGTTGCTGACCGCGAAGAAGCTCCTGTCAGTATTAATCTAGAAAATATTAATCTATCACCAGATATCAAACAGAAGATTTCAGAAAATTTTCATGATATAGTAAAACTTCTTAGATTTAGGGATACTGGATACGACACATTTAAAAGGTGGTATGTTGATGGTAGATTATATTATCACATTATCATTGACCAAGAAAATCCAAAAAAAGGAATACTTGAATTAAGACCCATTGATGCATTAAAAATCAAAAAGGTTAGACAAGTATTACCACCTAAAGACCCCTCACAACCAACTATGATGCCAAGAACTGAAGAGTATTTTGCCTTCAATGAGGGTGGAATGGATGGTCTAAAAGGTGGTGAAGTAGTTCGTATAGCACCAGATTCGATTGCATACTGTCACTCTGGACTTCTTAGTGAAGACCGAAAGATGGTTCTAAGTTACCTACACAAAGCAATCAAGCCTCTAAACCAACTCAGAATGATAGAAGATGCGGTAGTTATCTATCGTATTTCAAGAGCTCCAGAACGGAGAATTTTCTACATTGATGTTGGTAATCTTCCAAAAGTTAAAGCTGAACAATATCTTCGTGACATCATGACTCGTTATAAGAACAAAATGGTCTATGATGCTGATACTGGTGAGTTGAGGGATGACCGAAAACATATGAGTATGTTGGAAGATTATTGGTTGCCTCGTAGAGAAGGTGGTAGAGGAACAGAAATTTCTACATTACCAGGCGGAGAAAATCTTGGTGAACTAGAAGATGTACTATACTTTCAAAAGAAATTATACAAGGCATTAAACGTGCCATCTTCAAGATTAGAACAAGAATCTGGGTTTGTTCTGGGACGAGCTCAGGAAATTTCTAGAGATGAAGTGAAGTTTACACGATTTATTGAACGATTAAGAAATCGGTTTAGTCATCTATTCAATTCTTGTCTTGAAAAACAACTAATTCTAAAGGGAATACTTACTCTCAATGATTGGAGAAGTATTGAGACTAGTATCCATTACGAATGGCAGACAGATTCACAATTTGCAGAACTCAAAGAAGCTGAGATGTTGACTGAGAGATTGAACCTACTTCAAAGTATGAATTATGCTGATGAAATTGTTGGAACATTCTACTCTAAGGAATATATTAGAAAGAGAATTCTGAAACAAACAGCTGAAGAAATCAAGGAAATAGATCAACAAATTGAAACGGAAGCTGCTGCAGCACCAGAAGATGAAGGTGAAGACCAATATCAATCTTTTGTACCAAAAAGTAAAGGTAAGGGTAAAGGTAAATTTATGAAAGAAGATATAAAACTTAAAACTGACATGAACGATATCATGAAAACTGTTCTGCAAGAACCGCAAAACTAATTTGATATAAATACTAATAACCAATAATCTATAAGGAAATTATGAGTGAATATACACCAGAAGACATCATAAAATACTCTATGTCGGGCGATGGAGCAAGAGTAAAAGATGCCATTCAAGGAGTATTGTCTAACAAAGTATCGAAAAGTTTAGATGCTAAACGGGCAGAAGTGGCGCAATCTATGTTTACTGCGAGTACATCACAACAAGTGGAAAAACCAGAAGTAGCAGATACATTCGTAGCTACAGCTGAGAAGGAAGGAATTCAATCATCAGAGACACCAGAAGCCGTTAAGACATGAAAAAATTTAAACAGTTTAGGTCAGAACAAGAAGTCTTAAATGAAGTGGGGCCCATTGGTGCAACTATGATGGCTGCAATGGGTATATTTGGTGGTGGACTGGCTGCATATAAACTGTTTAAAAAAAGTAAAGAAGTAATTAAAGGGTATAAAGAAACTAAAGCAGAAAAAAAAGACAATAAAGAGAATGGTGTTTATGTTCAGATAAAAAAATGGGATGCAAATGAAGGTAAAATAACAACTCAATCTGTTGAACTTGCAGCACCAGGCAGTCGTAAAGCCAATATGTCTAATGAGGAAAGAGACAAGAAACAGAAGGAGTTACAAAAA